AGCCTCATATTTCTATCTCCACCGCTTGCACATTTTTAGAATTTGATCTAACAAGTTCATAATCCGCATCGCCCAAATAACATAACAAAAGGAGAAGTAGATTGCATAAAATATGTTTCCATTTTTTCCACAAACCACATTATATATACTCCTAACATACTATCAACACATTAATAACACAATTCTATGCGCCACTTGTCTACCATTTCCGTAACGAAACCTAAGAAGTCATCTTCAATTTCCATTCTGTCGAATTCATTTTTAAACCAACCGCCAGATTCTTCTTGATTTCTATCGTTAACATACACACCAGCAAACATTAAGAACTCATCTTCATACACCATTGTAATCTTAACATCATCATCAAAGGCTCTGAGATGTTCTAACAAGTTCTCAAAGAATTTATGAGGTGATATCCAAGCAGATTTAATCTCTACTTCTGTTCCCATGAACTTAGTAACCTCTGCAGATCTAGGACCTATCCATGTTTCCATAAATTCATTATCTACTATTTCTTCATTTGTTTTAAAGAAATCACAATAAGCAATATCTGTTTCATAGAACTTTTCTAAGTCTGAAAAGATTCTAATAAATTCTGATTCTGCCTCGTAATTTGCTTTTTCTATTTGAATAGTAGAATATACATTATTTGCCATGTAGTCGCTCCCTTTGTTTAACGAATGTCTTTGCCGTATCAACGGCTAAATTTTTATCACCTAAATATTCCGTAAAAACCAAATCGTCTTTACTGAAAAACTCTACTTTGTACAGATCTGTGTCCTTAAAAGGTTTCACTTCTGCACGGAAAAATTCGTTACCAAAGGTCGCTTCAAGCTCTTTTATTATTTTATTCAACGGGAAATTTATCCCCGAGCAAATTGAGCTGCCTACTATTGAGAATGTCTAACTTCTCTTGATTGTTTGCTATAATTTCGATTTGAGTATCTATTGATTGGATTATGTCTGGGTGTTCACCTATTCCCATAGGGTTTGTAAGGTATACTTTGACATTAGCTTTGGCTGCTGCTATGTTGCCTCTGTATAGTTGTTCCAATCCGTCTATTAGTTCTCTACTCAAATCTGCCATTTTGTTTCCTATATCTGTATGGAGCTTGGAATAGGATTTGAACCTACGACCTGAGGTTTACAAAACCCCTGCTCTACCAACTGAGCTACCCAAGCGTAAAATCTGTGGATTAGTTTCTTTTCATAATCCAGGAAATCTATATCTATCTTGTCTATATTTATAGTAGTACTTTTGATCTCTGACAATCTCGGCGGACCAAACCTCTTAATAAAATATGAGGGAGCAAGTAATCTTTCGATGTCTACAAGCTCCCTCAATAGGCTCTAGCTAAATGATACGCCAGCTTTAAAAGCCGCTGCTACCATGTCTCTACTAGGTGTACCAATTCTATAAGTAGCATTACCTACTGCATTAGTATTGGTGTAAATAGCATACCCTTTAGATCTAAGATCATGAATCCTAGCAGGTAGTCTACTGATTTTGAGTTTGTGTGTTGCCACAGCATTACTCAATGATTTGCCCTGTGTCAAAAAGTTTAATACTTTTGTCTCAGCGCTCACTTTACGATTAGCCATATTAGCTCTCCATATTATTGTTGGCAGAATTGCCAGTTTGTGTACCTTCATTCACAATCACCTTTGTGGATCTTGTGGACTTAGGTACATTCCGATATACAACCTTCTGCAAAGCGTCTCTAACATCAAAGTTGGACTTAATGTCTTCCCTTTCAAGTAAAAACTCTGACGCTTGCTTCTTGGTCATAGCTTCCGGCAGCTCGGCAAACCAAGTATCTTGGTTGCTTTTTGCCGTAAGTTTTTTAATGCGTGATACCATATCGTTTCCGAATCTAGCCTTAGTTTGGCCTTTTTCAGTAATACTATATCCTGCATATTTAAATAGTTGTTGAGTCATAACAGCATTTCTCCATTTTTTCTAATTTACAAGTTACATTATAGACTCTTGTAAACCAAGAGTCAACCTTTTTGTGGACCAAAAGCACCAATTAAGCTGCCTTTAATACACGATTAATTAAACGCTCCTTCCTGTAACTGATACCTTTTGAGTAACAGTACATTCCAGGGTCCATATCTGCATCTTCAGCAGCCATGTCCCATTTAAGAGCTGTCTGGATATCACCAGCGCCTATTGAAACTAAATGTCTAAGATGAGCTTTCCATGCTATGGTAGCTCTCTTTTCCCATTTTACTTCACGCTCATAAGTCTCATTGGCAGCTTTATAGTAATATTCCAAATCTGCTTCTAATTCTGCAATAGTCATTTCCTGCCAGTTAAACCTAGCTCTAAAACCATTTGCATCCTTGGATACATCTGAGATAGTACTATAAAGATCCCACTTAATAGCATCTTCAATAGTATAAACACCGGATTCATTATACCATGCCACATCATTAAACTCTGGACTTCTGCCATATTCAGCCATATCATGAGCTTTCTTAGCCTCACAAAATGCTTCTAATGTTGTGAAATCTTGTAGTTTTGGTTGTTGTGTCATTATCTAATTACCCTTTTATTTAATTATACCGTTATTATGCACTCTACAGGACCATAAGTCAAGCACTTTCTGCTATTCTTTTGAAATCTTTTTAAGTGTTAAATCAAGCGGTTAGGCGTAATGTAAGTATGTGGACATAATATATTTGTCATTTTTAGTAACTTTATTCCCTAAATGAGGGTATTCCCAGCTCGGTGGGAAGATAACTACCCTACCTTTCTTAGGCTCTACACCTAACTGCTGTAAAGGGAAATCAGTGTTTCCGTCGCTGTCATTTAAGTAGAATAGGAATGCCACGGCTCTTATAGCGCTGGCATGATCTGTGACGTCTACATGGATGTCAAATTTGTCATCTGTATCTGCTGTGTATCGTTTGATTCGTAGTTGTTCGAACCCTGATAGTTTGATATGAAGTCCTGTACCCAAGTCGTTCAGGTAGTTTCTAAATAGCTCTCCTAAGTGAGACATTAGCCTACCATGGACTTCATCTTCTGAATTGTGTAGGGTGTAGTTGTATTGAACAAAAGACATGATACCATCATCTTGTACTTCATGTTGATCTGTACCAGCCTCAAATACCTTCATCAGTTCATCACAAAATTCAGGACTTAAAGCTCCATCATATATTTTTAGTGCACCAGGTTTTTGAATAAATGCTTTTTTACTTTCATCTACAGGGACATCTGTATGTCCGCCTAATCCTACTGTACCGTCGCTATCTCTTTTTCCGTCTTCCATACTAACTTCACTCCACGTCTTGTTAATTCATTAATAAATTTATTCTTGTGTTTAGGTTTGCCTTCATTGATGGCAGTAATTAAATCTTCTGTTGAAACTTGCCCCACATAATAGTGCTTCATTCTAGTTCGTTTCGTTGGTCTGCCATCTGGACCTTTAATATATTCTTTATGGCTGGGTTTAAATTTTGGGGGCATTCTCTCTCCTATTATATAATTATTTATCTTTACCTTTACTTGAACCTGTATAAAGACCAAACCAGGCAGCTCCAGCGCCGACTACGACACTAACTAACCCACTCTGTTCCATTGTTGGAGCACCTAATTCCATGTACCAAATTACTACTTTGTAGAGTAAGTAAATATATGTAGATATAAAGATACGAGGAAATATTCTCCATTGGTCAAATGCTCTTGCAAGGTCAATTAAACCTTGATATCTGTTTTTACTAGAGTCTACTACATTAGTATCAACTTCTAGTTCTATGTTAATCTTTTTAGTTTCTGGGACATCGTCCCAATTATTTTTGTTATTTTCCATTTTTAAATAGTTCCATATGGTTTGTATTCAGTTTGTGCCGTAATAAGTGTCCTGCAATATCATTATTATTTATACTTCCTACAATCTTAGCAAACGGAATATAACCTATTCGTAATTTAGGATCTGTTAATGGTGGTAGATCCAATTTGTCTTTTAGTTTTTTATGTGCGAAATGTAACTTACCTTGAAACTGTGGTATTAGATCTGGATTTATAGGATCTCCCAACCAAATATGAAAACTAGGTCTTGCCAGATACTGAGGTACAAATTGTTCTGGTTTAATATCCCAGTCTGCTGTATGAGCAATCTCGGCAAAATGTTTGCCTACATGTGCATAATTAATATATAACCAACCAGGATTTCTCTCTAAAGTAAAATGCTGGTAGTCTGCAGAAAACAATTCCATTTCTGCAGATGAATTAGGCTTAGTCATATATCCCCATCTTGGAGGAAAGTCCCCATCGATTAATTCTAGATAATGAATAAGATTATTTAACCTAGTCATCTCAGGTTCGTCTTCATTATCTGCAAAGTACTCATGGAGTTTATTTAAATCATCACTAGGTTCTTTACCTAGCATGTAAACTATTTTATCTATTTCGTCCTTAACTTGTTGAGCAGATTCTCCCATAAAATAAAACTGCTCTGCTTCGTGAATGTTTTCCTGGAGGAACTTAGCATAACGCTTTGCTACCAGGGTATCTAATACTTCAAACTCTAAATCATTAAAATTTAAGATCATCGTAGGCACTCTCTTGTCTAGCCCTGTCGAACACAGGGACATCAATATTGGAATCAGTTATTGCTTGTTGAGCAGAATCCTCTAAGTCATATAGTCTCATCTTAGCTCTATCAACACCAATCATGAATCGTCGATTTCTTGTAGGATCAGCATATCTGTTTTTTAATTGCTTAATCATAAGCTGTCCCATCTCTTCTAGTTCCTCTGTACTTATAATAGCAAACATTAAGTCTGCTGTAGCCGGGAGTCCAAAACTTTCTGAGGTATCTGTAAGTTCAACATCACTGCTGTTGTAACCACCTCTAGTTGTCTGTGTAGCACTAAATATAGGAACATTAAGTTCTACAGCCAACCCTCTAAGCTCTTCTGCAATACTTTTAATTATTGTATAGGAGTTAGCACTACTTCCAGGTTTAAATCTATTACTTGTGCAAATATTTAAGTAGTCAATAAAAACAATATCAGGATGGAAGTTCCTCTTTAATTTTAATTCATTAATCAATGCCTTAAAATGTCCACTATGTGCAGATGCTGTAGGATATTCCTTAACAATTAATCTGCCTTGTATCTTTTCTTGTACCTTAGCAATCCTATCATCAAACATAGGCTTAGATAAGTCTTTCAAATCCATAATTGGAATGTTCATTAGGTTAGCATCTATTCTTTCTGCAATTCTTTCTTCTGACATTTCTAGGGTAATATATAATACATTTTGTCCCTTAGAGATACTAGCAGATGCCATATGACACATAAACAAAGATTTACCTACACCAGTACCCGCCAATGCTATATTAAGTGTTTTATTAGATAACCCACCTTCTGTAATCCTGTTAAACATATCTAAATCAAAAGATACCTTTTCTTCCATTCTATGATAGAACTCAAATCGTTTATCAGCATCTTCAATAAAGTCATGTCCTACATTAGTATCAAAGCCAACTTGTAATGCCTCGGTTAACATAGCAGGCAAGGCATCAGGAGACATATCCTTTTTCTTACCATCTATAATCTGTATACCTTCTAGTACAGCATTAAATACAGCTTTGTCCTTACAGAACTTTTCTGTCTCATCTACTATCCATTGTAGTTCCTGAGGCTCTTGTTCATATTCAAATATTGTTTTAAGAAGTTTATGTTCTTCTTCTGTAGCTCTCTCAAAAGCAACGGACATTGCCTCTAGTGTAGGAGCAGTATTATATTTTTCTACATAGTCATGGATCTGATTAAAGGCAAATTTATGTTCGTTATCAGAGAAATATTCATCTTTAATGAAGGGTAGAACTTTTCTGAGATATCGCTCATTTCTAATTAGGTTAACTAGGATAATAGTATCAAGCATTCTTTTCGTTCTCTACAAATTCTTTAAAAACTTCTGTAACACAAGGTGCACAGATATAGACTTCAGTATCTTCACTATGAAAGCAATAAGACTTTTCTTTGTCTTTTATAGGTTTCTCACACCTATCACACTTTATCGTATTCTGCGTCAATGTCTTCCTCGCTTATTTCCTCTGCCATCATTTCTACAGATCCAACAGTATATCTTTTTGTAACCCAATCTCCAAATCTTTTATCTGCGAGTATAGGTAACCAAAAGTCTTTGCCTAGATCTTTTTGTCTTACTTTAGGATCTACTGCTTCACCTGTATCCATATCAACTCTCTGATACCAACCATTACTAGGTTTAATTACATGTCCAGATGCTAGTCCCATATCCAATAGACCAGACCATTTACTTATACCGTTCTCCCATGTAACTTCTACAGGGATCTTAGACTTCTCTCTTACAAACCTAGACTTTTCAACATTAATTACAAATTCATAACCTGTAACTTCTGTTCCTGTCTTTTGTTGTCGTCTACCAATAATAAAAATGTTATCTGCTGAGTAATAAACGCCTGTGCCACCACTAACAACATCTTTAGGAAACAATCCTATCTCTTTATATGTGTGGTTAACAACAATAGCAGGAATGTCTTTAATAGTTAAGTGAGGCGTAACCATTCTAAATAAGGACTTCATTTGTTTAGCTCTTGTCATGTCTGCTACACTTTTACCTTCTAAGGCATCTTCTACTTCTTTCTTACTTGCCAAATTACCAATAGAGTCTACAACAATCATAA